AGCCTCAGACGGTTCTTTATCAACGCCAACACTGGGTACATCAAATGTAAGATTCGGTGTCAACGCAGGTAACTCTATAGCGAGTGGCGGTAACAACAACACTGTCGTGGGCGATGAGGCAGGAACGGCAATCACAGATGGAGACGACAATGTTTTTATGGGCTATCGAACAGGAGATGCAAACACTACGGCATCAGGTAACACTGCTGTCGGTAAAGACGCTTTTACCACCAATGTAGCAGGAGCTAAAAATACTGCTGTTGGTACAGCAGCATTAGCTAACATGACTTCTGCTACTGCTGCTAATACTTTTAATACCGCAATTGGTTCTTCGGCAGGTTCAGAAATCACTACAGGAGTACAAAACACTATTGTTGGTGCAGCAGCAGGAGATGCGTTAACGGATGCAGATTTTAATACCGCTATAGGAACAGGATCTTTAGGTGCAGATACACTAGGCAGTAAATCTACTGCTATTGGATATGATGCTTTAGGGGCTCAAAACCTCACTACAGCTGCTGACAGTTTAAATGTTGCGGTTGGTTATAATGCAGGTGCATCAATTCTAACAGGAACAAGAAATACGTTCATTGGTTCTTTATCAGGTGATACTGCTACAATAGCACCAAACAACGTTGCGGTTGGTTATGAGTCGCTAGGGGGTAATGTTGGCGCAGGTGGTAACGTAGCTCTGGGGTATCAATCCTTATTAGTTCATACGGTGGCGAACGCTGATACTTTCAATACAGCGGTTGGTTTTAGATCTGGACATGGTTTGACTTCAGGGACACTTAACAGTCTTGTTGGGGCGAATACTGGCGACGCATTAACGATAGGTGGTTTTAATACTGCTATTGGACAAGATGCATTAGGTGGAGATACAGTAGGTAATTTTTCTACTGCAATAGGAATTGCTGCTTTAGTAGTTCAAAATGTGGGAGGTTCTACTGCAACTGCTATGGAAAATGTTGCTGTGGGAAGGGCGTGTGGAGCTACACTCACGACAGGCAAGCAAAATACGTTTCTTGGAAATAATGCAGGTAACAGTGGAGTAACCGCTGGTAACTTTACAACAGGTGATGGTAATGTTTTTGTAGGATATAAAGCATCTGCAACTGCTGTTGATGCAGACTATGCCAATGTTATTGGATTCACAGTTGCAGGTGCAGCAGGGTATACTACTTTAGGTAAAGAAGGAGATGATATAAGGGCTGCTCATGGAAATGTAACATGGGCAACTGTTTCAGATGAACGATACAAAAAAGATATAGCAGATGCTACAGCAGGATTATCTTTTATAAATGACCTTAAACCTAGAACGTTTAAGTATAAAAATAAAGGTGATTTACCAAAAGCTTTTAGTTCCTATGAAGAAGACTCTACAGAAGTATATAAGAACGCAAAAACTAATCATGGGTTTATAGCTCAAGAAGTTAAAGTTGCAATGGATGCTCACTCTGAAATTAAAGATGGCTTTACTTTGTGGGACGACAGAGATGATGGTTCACAAGAGGTAGCAGAGGCTGCGTTAATCCCAATTCTTGTTAAAGCATTACAAGAATTATCAGCAGCAAACACAGCACTCATAGCACGGGTAAAAACATTAGAAGACGGATAAAGGAGATAATCAATGGCTGAAGCAAGGACAGACGAACTAAAAGCACAAAATCACGCAGCGTGTTTAGGTGGTGCAAGTACTATTACAATCGTTATAGCTACGCATGACAAAGGCAGTGCTGCAACAGATAGAGACTTTGGGCATGACATGAGCCATGATGAAAAGAAAGAAAGAGTGTCACGCAGCATGGGATACCTTGTAACCATGATGGCTAGAGATGATTGGGGCAGTGAGGACATGACCGCAATCAACGCAGCGATATCAGCAGGAACGACTTTTGTAGGATGATGAAAAACAAAAATACAGGTATTTCAACTGAGGTTGCAGAGATCGACAAAAGGGTCGTTGCTTTGGAGACTGAAATCAGTATTCAATTTAAAGACTTGTATAATCGTGTTAAGCGGATTGAAGCTTGGGCAGTTGGGTCTGCTACTTCAATTATTCTTCTGTTGTTAGCAATACTGTATCGGATGTAAAAGGAATATCTTGAATGCCATTAACGAAATTACAGTTTCGACCGGGCGTAAACAGAGAAACAACATCCTATACGAATGAGGGCGGTTGGTTTGATATCGACAAAACTCGTTTTCGGTTTGGTTTTCCAGAGAAAATAGGAGGTTGGACAAAAGAAAGCAATGTTGCTTTCTTAGGAAGCTGTAGGGCTTTACATCCTTGGTTAGCGTCCGATGGTACACAATTTCTTGGCGTAGGAACTCATCTTAAATACTATATAAAAGAAGGGGGAGGGTATAATGATATAACTCCTCTTCGAGCGACAACTACAAACGGTATTGTCTTTGCAGCAACTAATGGTTCCTCTACTATTACAGCTACGGATGATGCTCATGGAGCAGGAATAGGTGATTTTGTAACTATAACAGATGCAGCTACTCTTGGTGGTGTTATCACCGCAGGAGTTTTAAATCAAGAATATCAAGTGGTATCTGTTCCTACTTCTAATACTTTTACATTTGTAGCTAGGGTTGCGGATACCTCCATAGGAAGTATTACCACAACGGCAGGACTAAACCCAGTTCCTGTTGTGGCGAATGCAAGTGATAGTGGTAATGGTGGTTCAGCAGCCGACGCAGCCTATCAAGTGACTGTTGGTCTAGATACTCAAGTTGGAGGTAACGGTTGGAATGCAGGATCTTATGGTCGTGGTACTTGGAATAGTAACGCAGATCTTAGCGTTAGTGGTTTGACGTTAAGAATATGGAGCCACGATAATTTTGGTGAGGATCTTATACTTAATGCTAGAGATGGTGGAATATTCTACTGGGATAAATCTAGTGGTATAGGAGCAAGAGCCGTGAAGCTTTCGTCTTTATCTGGATCAACATTAGCACCAACCATTGCTAAGAAGGTCCTTGTTTCTGATGCAGACAGGCACATTATAGCTTTTGGGTGTGATCCTGAATCTGCAATAGGCACACAAGATCCACTTTTAATACGTTTTAGTTCTCAAGAAAGTCCTACAGATTGGCAAACGTTGGCAACGAATACAGCTGGTGAGTTAAAAATTGGTTCTGGGTCTGAAATTATAACAGCTATTGAAACACGGCAACAAGTTCTTGTGTTTACAGATGAGTCTCTTCACGCCATGCAATTCTTAGGGCCACCGTTTACTTTTGGTATTTCAGTTATATCTGAAAACATCACGGTTGCTGGCCCTCTTGCTGCTATTGCTGTTGAAGATTTGGTGTTTTGGATGGGAAAACAAGAGTTTTATGTCTATGGTGGTGGTGTTCAAAGACTACCCTGTACCGTCAGAGATTATGTTTTTTCTGATTTTAATTTATTACAAGCCGAGAAAGTAACGGCATCAACAAACAATTCTTTTTCTGAAGTGTGGTGGTTTTACCCAAGTGCAAATAGTGTTGATAATGATAAGTATGTTATTTACAACTATCAACAAAAAATTTGGTATTACGGTAATTTGGCTCGAACTGTTTGGTTAGACAGAGGTATTCAAGCCAATCCTGTCGCAGCAGGAACAGATCATTACTTGTATGAACACGAAAATGGTTTTGATGATGGAAGTACTGAACCAGCCTCGGCTATAGCGGCGCATATTGAATCAAGTCAAGTTGATATTGGTGATGGCAATCAATTTTCCTTTGTTAATAGAATAATACCCGATATAGCTTTTAGAGATTCTACTGCTACCTCTCCTTCTGCAACATTAACTCTTAAAGCAAGGAACTACCCTGGAGGAGCTTACTTACAAACAGACGCTAACGCTGTTAATCAAACCACATCGGGAACATCGACCGTTATAGAACAATTTACAAACCAAGTTAATCTCCGTCTTAGAGGAAGGTCTCTTGCATTAAGAGTTGCTTCGACCGATACAGGAGTCACGTGGAGATTGGGGTCTCCTCGAATAGATCTTAAGCCCGATGGAAGAAGATAATGTCAAGAAATTTAGTCCTTCCGTTTTTTCCTACTCCTCCAGAGGAGTACAATCAACAGTACATGGCAGAGATCATGCGGTCTTTTTCTACTTATTTGATTCAAATGCAAAACCCAGGAGAAGGTCGAAACACGGGATTAAATCTTACAAACTTGCAGACGGACGACCAAGGACTAGCCCCAGGAGAGTTGTACCAATATAGAGATGCGTCTGGAATGATGGGATTTATTAAGATTACTCTTGTTGATCAAACGAATTTGAGGGGCATAACGGCGAGTGGCGGAGTAGGAACAGTATCTGTTACTATTGGTTAATTTGAATCTAGTAAAAACAAAATAAGTCTGATACTATAGCAAAAATACAGGAGAACAAAGCTGTGAGTTTAAAAAAATTATTAGGAGCAGCTGGAGCAATATTTGCAACCACATTGGGAATTCCAATATGGTTGGGTTCTGGCATAGGAACACTTCTTGGCGGTGGATCTGTGAAGGACGCACTTACTGCTGGGGCTCTTGGATATGCAGCAGGTCCAATGATTGCTGACGCATCTAAAGGTCTTGGTGGACTCATGGGAGCGGCAAAGACAGGTACAGCGGCAGCAAGTTTAGCGAATACAGCAGCAGGTACAGCGGCCGCAACAGGAGCAACTACGGCAGGAGCAGGGGCTTTGGGTGGATTAGGAAGTTTAATGACTCCTAAGAACTTAATTACAGCAAGTCTAGTCGGATCAGCATTTGAAAAACCAAAACTAATTAGCAATGCTTCACCTGATCCTCGACGGTTGGAATCAAGCCCAGATTATGTTCCCACACAGTTTGCTCAGTTTCCAAACCCGTATACAGGAGAGTTTTTTAAAACTCCTGAAGAAGCTCAACGATCAATGCAAGGTATTATGATGGCTGCTAACGGCGGTTTTATCCAAGGACCAGGGACAGGTAGAAGTGATTCAATACCAGCGATGATATATCAAAATGGGGGTCCGGTCCAAGAAGCTCGGCTCTCGGACGGTGAGTTTGTTATGACAGCCAATGCTGTTAAGGGGGCAGGTGATGGAAATCGTGCAACAGGAGCAGCCAAGATGTATCAAATGATGAATAAGCTTGAGAGGAGAGCATAATGGCTTCACCACAGGATTATACTACCCGTAACGAACAAATAACCCTTCTTCCTGCGTATCAAGAAGAATACCTCAAAGATTTACTTTCCAACGCTCAGTCTTTATCCGGAACGTCCATGAATATACCGCAACGACAAGTTGCAGGGTTTGCGCCTGGACAACAATCTGCGTTTCAACTTGGATATGGTGGCATTGGCTCGTACCAACCTATGATGCAAGCAGGTGCTGATACTATTAGCGAAGGTATTGGAGGCTACAAGCAAGCTATGGGTATCGGAAGTTCTGGTATTCCTCTTTATCAGGCAGGAGCACAAGCTCTTCGAGGTTCAATGGGTCAGTTTGATCCAGGCGCGATGGACGCGGAAGGCAATACCGCTGTAAGCAAATTCATGGATCCATATACAGATGCAGTTATTAAACAGTCAGAAGCGGACTTAATGCGTCAGAATAAAATGTTTGGGAATAAACTAAGTGCAAATACTGTTGGTCAAGGAGCGTTTGGTGGAAGTCGAGGGGCTGTCGCACAAGGACAATTAAACAGAGATACAGCGGATCAAATGGCACGAACGTCTTCTGGACTTCGATCTCAAGGATATCAGCAAGCGTTGCAGGGAGCACAGTCTGCGTTTGGAAATCAGGCTAATCGTCAGCAGAATGCAGCGTCGTTGTTTGGTTCTTTAGGAAGTGCGTATGGTCAAACGGGACAAGGACTTGGATCTTTGGCAGGAGGACTAACGTCAGCAGGAATGAATCAGGCTAGTTTAGGAGAAGGTTTTCAGGGAGCACAAGGCAGAGATGTTAACATGCTATTGGGTCTTGGCGGTATGGAACAGCAATACAATCAAACTGGTTTGGATGCGTATCGTCAGGATATTATGGATCGAAACCGACAGCCTTATCAGAACTTGGCCTTCATGGGTGACATATTTAGAGGTGTGCCATCAACTCAAAGTACATACGGTGGAACGTATCAAGCTCCTCCGAGCGCAATGTCAGGACTAGCAGGAGCAGGAGTACAGCTTGCAGGGTTGAATCGAACAAACTTGTTTAACTAAAGGATTAGATCGTGAATGTTTTAAATCGAAAAATGTTTCAAAAGGCAAGATCTCGTCCGGCACGGGATGCACTTAATAAGGCTGGTGGCATTATGTCCTCGTCCCCCGAACTTATGGACACGGTCCAGATGTTTTCAAATGGTGGAGGTATTAAAAAAGCTATTCCAAGCTTGGCACAAAGAAACATACTTAAAGATCAATCTCGTAGGCAAAACAATCAAATACGGATTCCAGGGGGAGAGTTTGAACAACAAGAACGTTTGATGGAACCTAGTATTTACCCTAGTTTTTATGATACACTTGGGCTGGGGTTTGACCCAAGTGTCAGAGAAAATGCAGAGAAAGGAGCCGAACAAGCAAAACAAGAGTCTATAATAACTGGAAGTCAAGCTGTTGGAAGGTTCCCAGCAATAGCACCAGATGGAACTCGTATTGGATATCCTATTTTTGATAATGGTGAGCTTAAAGGATATACTGAGTTAAAACCTACTGAAAACCAAAAAACTCGTGGTATGGCTTTAGGTGAAAACTTCCCGACTGAAAGCGATGCTTTTGGCGGCCCCACATACGATTTTGATTTTTTCCCTTCAAAATATCCTTCAGACAGATACAAAGATCCAGCGACTATAAGACAAAAATTAAACATTACAGGAAACATTACAGGACAACGATCAGGAAGTGAGTATCAAACTCCTGTTATCGACATTTCAAAAGATAAGAACGCACAAGCACTTTTAGAGTACAACAGAGAGATGGCGAATGAATCTGGCATTGGAGGATTAGAGCAAGGACTTTCATTTAGACCAGGAGTAAAAGTTAGATCAATGGGACCTTTGTATGACGATCCAGAAGGAATGGGAGCATTAAGTGAGGGTCAAACAGGACAACTACAAAACCTTGCGGCAGAAAATCAAACAGCGTTGTTAGAGGGTCAAAGCGAAGAGATGAACGCCGAACTCGAAGCCGCTAGAATTGCTAGTGAAATTCGTAATCAAGAGGATAAAACGGAACTTGAAACCGCTAGAGAAGCTTCTTTTGAAGATGCTCGTCAAGGTATGTCGGCAGCGGAAGCAAGAAGAATAAACGAGGATGCCGCAACAACGGGAGAAGAATCCTCTATTGGTCCAGACGGACTCATGACAGAGGGTTTGGGTCGAGAAGAACCAACAGCTGATGTTGATAAAAATCAAGTGTCAGATGCAACAAGATCTGGCGAAAACATTGCAAATAGTGTTGAAACAGGAAACAAAGACGCTTTAACTTCTCAGTTAAAAGATCTTATGGCTCAGTTTACATCGAACGCACCTAAGTACGAGGGTCTTGATAAAGGATTGGCGTTGATGAAAATTGGGGCAGCTATGTCAAGTGGAACAAGCCCTTACGCCTTAGTAAACATATCTAAAGCTCTTTCAAGTGGTGCGGATATGTTTATTAAAGACAAAGCAAGTAAAGATGCGTTTAACAGGCAAGTTGGTTTAGCTGCGTTGAAGTATGGAATGTCAAAGCAAGCAACTGAAGAAGCTCAGTTAAGATCCGACATGAGAAACTTCGATTTGTACGTTGTTGGAGAGGGTGGTTTTACCGATCCAAGACCAGGGAAAAATAACAGATTTATTCCTAAAGGTGGACACGTTGAATTAAGTATGGCCGATAGAATGAAATATGGAGACAAAATGGAGTCTTTAGCGTCTGTAAAATCTTTGAAAGATTATGCGGCTATTTTCGCTTCAAAAATAGATCCTGCTAAAGCAGCAGGAGTTGAAGGACAACAGACATTGGCAAGAGGATTTATAAATCAAGCTGAAGATGCAACTAGAGCTATAGGTATTTTTGATCAAGTTAAAAAACTTGTTAATGACCCTGAAACGGCTCCTTTTGCAAGAGGCGTTAAGGGATTTGTTGCTAAAACAGCAGACAAAGCAGCAGTGTTTTTTGGCGTAGAAGTAGATAAAAAATATTCAACTCAAAAGGAAATAGAAGTAACAGCATTAGCAGCTTTAGGAGATATTGTTAGTGTTGCTATTGGTAATACGCAGTCTGCAAACTCTATTTCTGACAAAGATGTTTTAAATCAAATTATAGTACCTTTCTTTGGTGGTTTAGTAGAAAAAGATTCTGATGGTAAATTTTCTATAAATTTAAACAATAAAGAAATAGTTAATAGTCAAATAGATACAGCTATAAGCTTGTTATTAGCGAGACAAAGACAAGCAGTACAAGGATTTGACGAAATATCAGGTAACTTAGCTAGAGTACCCAGAGTAGCAGGATACAAAGGTACTGGTTCTGATTTTCTACTTGATTCACAAGAAAGAAGATCTGTTTTTGATGTTGGTCCCGGTGGGTTTACACAGAGTAATATGCCAGTATTTGATCTTGGATACGACGACGAAGGTATAGTAACTAGCATGACACTCTCTAAAAAGAAGAAAACGTAATATGGGACAGATGCAAGTAAACACAAAAAGTGGTCCTATACTGGTAAATATAGCAGGTGATTTACCTACTGAAGAAGAAAAAAAATATATTGTAAGCAATATTGATAAACTTATTGAAAACAATCCTGTGGCAAATATTGCTCCAGAAAAAGAAGATATTTCTAATTATTATAGGAGACTCTTTGCCGCTCAAAAAGGAGAGACTTTTGAACCTTTATCAACAGACGCAGTTGAAACTCCTGAAATACCTAAAGTAGAGATAGATCTAAGTGGTGTTAAAAACTTTGGGCTTCGTTCAGATCTGGCTCAAGCTGAAAACGACACAGAGTATGGCCTTCGTCTTAAACGAGCAGGGTTTACAGAAGACAACTTTTTTAAAGATCCAGATGCTGGATATGTATTAAAGCTAGACACTGTATCAGATGACGTTAAAAAACGATACAACTTACCTAAGTCTGGAAATCTTGCTATTGAGGATGAAGAGAAATTTACTAAACAAGATTTTGTTGAATTCTTTTCTTCTGCAAGAGGTCCAATCGTAGGAGGAGTTGCCGCGTCTATGGCTGCATCTGGCTTTGGATTACCAGTAGCAGCTTTAATGGCCGGAGGAGGATCAGCTTTAGGTTACTTAATTGATGAAGGAATTGAATACGCAGATAAAGTTCAAGCGCAAGATTCAAGAAGCGTTACTAACACGGCTCTTTTTGAGTTTCTTGCTGGTACTATTGGTGAAGGAGCAGGAAGGGCTATAACGGCTGCCTTTGGAAGAATACTTAAAGGTCCAGGGGGACCAGAGGCTAACGAGGCAAGAGCTTTAGTTAGAGACTTGGTTGTTAAAGAAGGAGCAAGACCAACGGTGAAAGGAGCCAACATGTCTCCGATTATAGGAAGAATGCAAGCCATTTATGAAGGTGTTTTTCCAAATAGAGGAGTTGCTCGACAAAACGCTAAAGTTATTGGTGATCTTATACGAAACGTTGATACCAAAGGTAAAGTAGATATTGATGAAATAATTAGTGGTCTTCAAAAAGATATTAATAGAATCTACGGAACTCCAGATGATTTAGTTAGAGAAGCTAATAAAAACGCTGAACAGGTTTTGCAAAAAGAAATTGATAAAATGATTGATATCTTTGGCAAATCAGATAAGAGCGGTTCACGATCCGTGGCTAAATCTATAGAGATAGCAAAAAGAACGTTCGATGAAGATGCAAACTCCTTGTACTCAAAGGCAAACGAGTTGTTGCAAGGTAAAGAAGTAATTCCAACTCAAAACTTAGTGTCGTCCTTTGAAAAGTTAGTGGCTAAAAACAGAGCATTAGAGCTAGATCAAAAATCTTTAGGAAAACTTATATTAGGGTTAAAAGACAAACAATTTGCAAACGTAGAACTTATGCAAAGTATTCGAACAGCTATAAGACATGCAGATTTTGATCCTAATTTAATCGGCTCTGCTGAAGAAGGCATTTTAGGAGTAATTAAAAAATCTGTAGACGATGCTTTTAGCGAGGCTGAAGCTACAGCTAGTAGTATCGTAGCTTCGAAAAGTCCAAAAGGTGCAGATGGAAAATTTATTTCTAAAAAAGAATTTGAATCTTTAAAAGATGGATTTGATTATTTAAGAAAAGCAGGTAATTTTTACAAATCTGGAATAAGTCGTTTTAGACAACTACATGCAAATAAACTTTTTCAACAGTTTAAAGAGGGCGTAAACTTTGATCCAGAAGATTTGTTAAAGGAACAATTTGGTTTAATTGTTCCAGGAAACGGAGAAACTTTAAAAAGATTTTTAAATACTGTTGTTCCATCTGGCCCAAGAAGTGTTGCTGGAATACGTTCTGGGTTAGAGTTTGATGTCCCTAAAAGTTTAGAAGACGTTGTTCCAAATACTTCTGTCTCTCTTCCAGATGGTTCAACACAAAACATGAAACAATTAGTTTCTAGTTTGCCCGAAGATGATCCGTTAAGAAAACATTATCAGGAAATGTTTTTATCCAGACAAAGATTTGCTGATATCATTCAAAAAACAAGAGAATCTGTTCCTGGCGTGAACACAAGAGAAGTTGTTCGAAAGTCAATGGCTTCTCAATTCTTAACAAAGGCGATCTCTGAGAATACAGATCTACTTGGTAATATTAATACAATAAAAGTTGGAGAGATAATAAAATCTTTAGGAACTACTGGTAAAGGCTTGTTTAAAGGAGAGTACGGCAAAGTGTTAAAAACTCTTCAAGACATGCAGTCGTCGGGCAAGCCTTTAAGTGCGTCTGAAATTGAACAGATTAAGGGACGACCAATAACAGAACAAATAGAAATCTTAAATACTAGAGTTCAACAATCTAAGGATTTAAAAGGTCTTAGTTTATTCCGAGCAGCAGAAAGAGCGATAAAAGAACAAGACCCTGATCTCCTTGTGCGTACTGTATTTAAAAAGAATGGAGCGAATGCTGTTAGTCGTGTTAAAAATTTAGTCGGCGAAAACACTGCAACAATGGAAAACATAAAAGATTTATCCATGCAGAAAATCTTAGCTCCTCTTGGTCGTCCTGATATGAACAGTGCTGAATTTGTTGAGGCTGTTTTTTCTGGTAAGAATGCAAAAGCTTTAGAAACATCTTTGAACTCATATGGTAGAGACACGTTAGAAGAAATGTTTGGAAAAGAAACAACTGATCAACTATATAAATTAGTTCAAGTTTCGAGGGCTATTTCTCAAGAACCAATTAAAGGATTAGGAGGATTAGCACCTGCTAGTATCGTAAGTTCTTTAGGTGCAGTTTCGTTTTATTTTGCTCCAATAACTACATTAACAACTTTAGGAGGGTTAAAGCTTGCATCTTCAATGCTACGTTCTAAAGCTCTCTTAAAATTGTTTACTAAACCAACGGGAGTAAGACCAGGACAAGGAGATTACGATCAAACAGGACGAGCGATAGAAATAATTAATGAGCTCATTGGACAAGTTCAAGCTGGAATGGCGACAACGGAAGAGCAGCCCAGAGAATCTTCCTTTGCAAGACAGGCAAAGGAAATTGTTGCAGAAGCAACTGATCCTTTAGCTAAAACTATAGGTCCTATGATTAGAAGTATTCCTCCGATAATTAATCAAGCAACGCAACAGCTTCCCAATGTACTGCCACCCTCACCGGCTTCTTCCGCTTCAACAGTAAGTCCTATGAGCTTAAATCCTATCGTAACTCCAGATCCGAGAGATCGAGCATTGGCTGAACAGTTGATGAACAGGCCACGATAATGAATGGAAGAAGAGAAAGAGCATCTTTGCCCTGTATGCAGCACCCCCATAAAAGTATTTGAAGTCTATACTATTGCAAAGACGTTTAAGAAGGTAAAACAGATTTGTCTGACTTGCAAAGAGAAGGAAATACAACATGAAAGAAAACTTTGATAAGTGTTTAGAGATGCTTCTTCATCATGAAGGCGGCTTTGTAAACCACCCCCGTGATCCGGGAGGAATGACCAATCTCGGCGTTACTCGTATGGTCTATGAAAAATGGGTCGGTAAGAAAGTAACAGAACAACAAATGCGGGATCTAACCGTGAAGGACGTTGCACCCATATACTACAACAATTATTGGAAACGTTGCAAATGTGACGACTTGCCAAGCGGAGTCGATTGGGCAGTCATGGATTGGGCTGTGAATTCTGGAGTAGGACGCAGTGCCAAGGCCTTGCAAGGAATTATCGGAGCCACTCAAGATGGGGGCATCGGTCCTATGACCTTGAAACTTCTTGAAGAACACGAACCCAAGGAGCTTATCGAAAAGATGCACGATAAACGCCAAGGGTTTTACGAGGGACTCAAGACCTTTGATTCCTTTGGCAAAGGATGGACCAGGCGTAATAAGGAAACAAAAGACTCGGCCTTGGAGCTTCTTGAAGCTTAACCAACCTCGCCCCAATTGTTTCCAAGTTCCTGATCCACTTTGCTCGGCACTTTAAGAGGTAGCCCTGTTTCCATGATTTCTGTGATCTTACTTGCTTGCTGTTCACTCTCAACACTAAAGCAAAGTTCATCGTGAACAGTCATCAACGGAACCAGACCCTCGGCATAGCAATCTGCCATTGCCTTTTTGGTTTGATCGGCTGCACTACCTTGAATAAGTTTGTTGAGTGCCTTGTAAGTAAACGCTCTTCGTATTCTCTGAGGACCATACTCCGCTTGTGCTTCCTTAAGCTTCATGGGTTTGTTGTACTCAAAGCTTCGAGGTTCCCACATATCAAACCGACACTTGCGCCCTAAGATCGTTCGTATTCTGCCGTCCTTCTGAGCTTTGGTTGAAACTCTGTCAGCAAGACCTTTAACAAACGGAACTTTCTCATGATACGTTTCAAGAAGGTTCTTTGCTTCTTCCACTGTAATATCCAAGGTTGCAGCAAGCTTTGCCCGACCCATGCCATACATAATGCCAAGATTAACCGTCTTGGCTTGCTTCCGGCTAATTCCTGCCATGTCAGCAACCATCTGGTGAAAGTCGGCATCTCCCTTTTGATACTCCTCAACCACGGACTCAATCTGTGCATGCTTTTCCGATTCCGTTAGAGACGCACAATAATGCACCAAGAGCCTCGGTTCTTGGCTCGAATAATCAAAGGATCCCCACTTGCATCCTTCTTCTGGGAGAAACAAACCACGGATCAAGGATTTAATCTCTGGTTCTCTAGCAGGAATCTGCTGTAGGTTTGGATTTGAGGAAGAGAACCGACCTGTCACCGTTCCACCGTCATCGGACCTTAGTTGATGGAATTCGCAGTGTATTCGTCCTTTGTGCTCGTGACGTAGAATGCTGTCGATAAACGTGTTGTGCGCTTTATCCAATTCCCGTAGTCGTAGGATCTTAGCGGCAATTGGGTGAGGGCATCCTTGCAGATAGGCTTTGGTAAACGAGGGCTTATTGGTTGTGTCCGTTTTGTTGTAAGGAATGCTGTAGTGATCAAAAGCTTTCGCCACACTCGTTGCCACCCACGGTTCAACGTTAAACCCTAAGTCTCTTTTGATGTCAGCGTTTATTTCTATCTTCATTCCCATGAGTTTCTTTTTAGCTCGTTCTGCTCCATCAACATCAACCTTGACCCCACGCTCTCGCATATCGATCATCAACGGAATCAGGCTTGTTTCCAGATCAAAGATTGTCTTTAGATCTTGAGAGGCAAGTTCAGGTTCAAACCTGTTCCACAGCTTCAAGGTCATTCGGGCATCCTGTTCTGCATAGGCTCCTACATACTTTGCTGGAAGTCGCCACATGTCCTTTTTTGGATCCAGACCAAAGCTTTTGGCCGCCGCTCGTAAGCTTGCTTCACTCTTGCCCACACCGATGTAATCTCGCCCCAGGTTGTTTAGGCTATAACTAAACCGATTTTCATCAATCAAAGGAGCAGCAATCATTGTGTCTATAAGCCTACCTTCAACACAAACACCTGCCCACCGTAACCACCCTGCATCGTAAGTAGCGTTGTGCATGATTTTAGGTATGTGAGGCGTTGCTAATTGAACCTTTAACCATTCCATCACACGACGCTGTGTAAGGTTTCCACCCCCCTCATGCTTAATCGGGTAGTATCCCTCAAAATCCCCTGCGGCAATGGCTATACCGACGATAAAGCCGTCGTTGCGTGTCCACCCTGGCCCCAAGGTCGTAAGGTTTGGATCGCAGGTTTCCAAATCAATCGCCATATACTTACACTTTGTTAAATCAGGAAATTCGTCAGGGGCTGTCCAATCAACCTCAATAAGATTGAGCTCCTCACGCTCCCAGAAATCTAACATACTGTTACCCTTTACCATCACATGCCTCCCCAAGCAAAGCACCATAACCGCAGATATCTATGGCACTGTCCTCGTGCGTTGGTGTTTCTATTAATCGAGAAAGCTTTATGGCAATCATGCACATGTAAACTTGCTCAACGGTAACGTCATGCCCCAACAATACTGTCCACATCTTAGCAATACGGTCGTGGTTTGTGTACGCATCTCCGTAGTCCTTGGCTCTCTTACCATTTATTAAATTCTCAGCTACCCTGAGTATTTCTTCTCGTTTCATATTTCATACCTATACTTTGCGCCTGTTTCTATTATATGCAGATTTTCTTTGGTTCTTGTTATGCCTGTATAGAAAATCCTGTGCTCGTCGTCAGGGAACTTACTGTTCACGCAAGGATAAGCTGACTCTGTAAACAACATGATATTGTCATCTTCTCCCCCCTTCATTGCATGAATGGTTGATAGCTTAATTCTAGGTTTGCTTAAATTCTCTCCTCGTTTAATTAATGCCAACATGTAGCTCTGATCATCAAGGGACATGTTTACAATGCTGTTTGCATGTCTGTCTTTGGAAGCGATCAAACCATGATGCTCCACCAAGTCCTCGTAGCTTAACATAGAGTCGGGATCGACATACTCCAACGTCTTTGCTGAACCTCGCTTAACAACAGCGTTGTCTCCTTGTTTTGGAACAATGCGATACAAAGCATGGGCATCACTGAGCGAGATCGAAACTCCATCGATCAATGTATTCCAAGTATCAATGCCCTTCATGTAATCGGGACTTATGCTTGGCACTCCATACCGTTCAAAGAAGTATCCATTTTCCCTTAACTCTTCTGCAACCGTGCTGATAATTTTATTGGTTCTTGCCATGATCGTCCACGAACCGTGGTCAATATTTACATCGTACCATGAGGAGTAATAATCAATGTTGCCCTCACGGTCGGTTGGAGACCATTGCTTCTCGAACCTTGTCTCTATTCTGTTTACAATTCTGTTCGCAAGCAGATGTATCGATGAGGGAACTCTATGACTTTGTTTTAGTATTTCAACCTCGTCGCATGCTTCCATAAACTGCTCAACCCGAACACCCATCCATCGATGAATGGCTTGATCGTCATCTCCAGCATACCAGACGCGATCTGCGGATTGCTTCAGGACTTCAACTTGCTTCCATTGCAACGGTGTAAGATCCTGTGCCTCATCTACAATTAAAACCTCAAGCGTGGGGGCTGTACCTTGCTCCACGAACAATCGAATCATATCCGTATAATCGTATTTGTTATTATCAGATTTGTACAAGGTGTAGATCTCATCAACCTTTTTAAGCATAGGCCAACTCAGGTCGTAATTACCTGCATCGTTGTACTGCTCCTCAAGTGAAATCATTCGAAGTGTGGCTCGACCAATCATCTCCAGGTACTTATTTCCCTCTTGCACCGAAGCAGGTAGAATACCGTCAGCAAGACTTGCCGCTGTGTTGTTGTTAAAAGCCATTCCCAACATCAGTCCGATCTTTCTGAAATCGTAACGAGAAACAACTTCCTCTGCCTTCATTCCCATCCATTGAAACCCTGTCGAATGCAACGTTCGAAACCAAGGCACATCTCTGTCGATCAATCCAAGTGCCGCCGTTGTCCGAGATTTGGCTTCTTCGATAGCTTTCTTGGAGAAGGAAACAAACCCTATTCTCTCTGGAGCAGTGCCGTTTTGCAATTCTTGCTTTACGATGTTTATAAGTGTATAGGTCTTACCGCATCCAGGGGGACCAAGTATAAGTTTTTCTGTCATGTTAAACTCCACACATTCCGTTCCTAGCTGTCCTTTTCCCTCGGAAGATTGTCTAACCACTCTTTAACCTCGGTTTCTAACCAACGAACAGTTGTATTCTTCTTTGCATCGCCAAAAACAAAAGGTTTAGGAAAGTTCTTCTCCTCTACCCAGACATAAATGGTCTGTCGAGAAACGTTTAACATTTTCGTTATCTCTCCAACCTTCATATACGTTCTGTCCTTCCATGAATCAGAATGGGACATCATCAAACTCCTTTTCGTTTGAAGGTATTTCTACCTCACTTGTTTCAAATTTAGGAACCCACCAAACCCTTATGTTTGTCCACTTCCCTTCTTCCGTCTTCACCTTGTACTGACCATGACACGTTTGATTGTTGTTCAATTCTTTTAAACGTTCTTGGATCTGCGGCCTGTTATATAAAGTAAACCCTCTCTGCCTCAAGAATTCCTGTAAACCCTTCATTGTAAAATATGTTGTACTGTCCTCGGTCCACGGCTTTCCTACGGCTAACTCTTCGGGGAACTTGGCTCTAATCCGACTCATACAGAAGGTCTCAAGAAGTTCCTTAAATTGTCCGACACTCGTAAGTTCTTCTGAAACAGCTATCTTCGTTGCGTTATCGTAAAGACTGTTTACCAACTGTTGCCAATCACTCGGCTTAACCAATTGGGGCATGAAGTTAATCTGTTCCATGCAAGCCCTTTGGAATTGAATAGGCATTTGCAACTGTTCTGTTGTGATCTCCAATCGTTTTCCGTTAACATCAAGAAAGTACAGCCGGGGTTCAGAAAGTAAAATAGTCATGCCCCCAACTTGAGGAGCCGTTTCCGACGCACCAACCCCGAACGCTTTTGTCTTGCACAATGATTTGTTGCAATGGCTTGCCATAGGTTCGTCTTTACATGTGTAGAAGTACTCCTTCTTATCCAGTTGATTCTGTAGTGTCACAACCTCAGAAGCTGGTAAGGCTGGAATACAATGTTTTTGGTTCATTTCTTCCATTTTTCCCTTCCAAGAGTCGGGGAACTTGCGTTTTAAATAAATACCACAATTAAACATGACCTTGTTCCTCGTGCCTTCGGGGATCCCCATCGACAAAAACATTTGCAAACAAGGAGGAGCATCAGAGTACTGTTCCCTTTGCATCCCAAAGTCTATCTTCTCCAGAGTGGACAATGTCGCTCGTTTCTTGTCCACCTCATCTAAAAACTCTTCCAAGGTCATATCATCGCCATTATCTTTAATAGCGTATCGAACAGTGTTCTTAGCATCAAAGTATGGCAGATTAATAAAATTACCAACGTCTCCACGATCCGCAAGAATTTGATCCTGCTTCGGGAAAATTTCGCATCCAGCATATCCTAAAGCCGCAGACATCTCGCCCAAATAATCTCGAAGCTCTGACGCAGTTGTTTCTGTCTTCATAAACAAAAACAAATGAGCCCCTCCTGATTTTGATCTACAAACAATTAATGGTAACTTTAGCTTTCTACATTTCTTGAGAATATCTAAGTGTTCTATTGGGTATGTATCGATGTCTAAGACACCGAAGTTGCACATATTCCTGTCGTTAATCGGAATAGCCCCAACACCCTTACTTCCCTTTAAATGTTCCTCAATCAAGTCTCTTGTTAAAGGTTGCTTAACAATGAAACTCTTTGCATCTGTCTTTCCGCTTCGCCTCTTATTACCAATCGTTGTTTGTCCGTGGGCAAGGTCTGACCCTTTAAATGCCGTCATAAAACGGTCTATCACAGACATATACTTCTCCATAAAAAGGGGGAGCGTTAAACTCCCCCTGGTTAATTAAAACGGTACGTCATCCTTTGATGCTTCGGTGTCTGCTTCAGCAACTGCTTTGGTTTCGCCCTTTTCAATCGATTTACGGAAACTCATAGCCTCAAGAAAAAGAGACTTGTCATCGACAGTCTTGACCTTTTCAATTGACCAATTGTACCAACTCCCCATGTCATTGCTTTCTTCCAACGTATGAAACTTCCATACGGTTGCAAAAAGTGCAGGAGTTTTCAACGTCCCATCGGGAGCTTTAATCTTCTGCATAGCAATCTGTGTCTTCCATCGACGAGACACTTTTAACTGTGTCGATTTCATATCGATGATTACAGGTTGAAACATACCGTCCTTCCCCAAAAGCAAACAATAATGCTGGTCGGACTTGACCAACTCGTTTCCATTCGGAAGAATTTCTTTGCCCCCTGTCCTTACAGCCTTCGCAACCTCTGGACTATCTGCGGAGAGTTCTCCTATAAAACCCCCACCGCTTTGATCTCTTGGTATGAACTCCAAGTACTTGGTTTGTTGAAGACACGGCACAACTTCGAACCCTTCTTCTCCTACCCAGTAGTCACCTGTAACAGTGTTAAACGCATCTCCTTGCGATGCCCCTTTGATAAACATTGGGTCATTCTTTTTTATCTGTGGAGATAACGCTTGTATTACTCGAACAAATGGAATTTGCAATTCAGAGGTTTCGTAATCAACTCCCTGACCTGCGGTTGCAAAAATATCGTCCATTAAGTTCGCCGGTAAGTTTGACTTACCTTTTTCTAAATCATTCGTCATATTAATTATCCTTCTCTAAATTGCTGTTATAACTGCGGTCCGAGCTACATATGCGTTGAACGGTATGGACTGAATGTCCTTTCCAGCTTCTGTATGCAATCTTAACTCTTTCTTCAGTGTCATTGGATTTACGTTCATCTTCAACTCAGGAACGAAGCCTTTGTTTTCCAGATCAGCTTTCACTGTTCCTGCAACATTGTCTTCTCCCAAACCAAATGTTAGAGTGAGATCGTTCTTGATTATGTGACCAAGATCATTGTCTCTTAGCCACCTAAACGCTTTCTCTCTGCCTTCTTCGTCTTTTGGTATAGATGCAGAAACAAACGGTCTCAATCCAATCTTTGCAACAGGCTCTCCTGTTATCGGATCTTTGACCTTTAGCTCTACTATAGAACCTTCATCCATTAGTTGAGGGATAACTTCAACGACGAGTCGTTGCTTCTCTGCTTTCAGTCTTTTCAAGTTTTCCTCAGTAGATGAAATCTCTTCAGTTACCTTGTTGACTTGAGAAACTAAAACCGAAAGCTGTTTTGTTGTAGACGTATCGACACTACTTAATGTCGAGGGATCTACAAACATTTGTTCATCAAAAATATCTGTCTTCATGACAAGTACATCCTCTTCAGGTTAAAATTAAAGTTGACGGCATCTTATGACTACCGTATATTTAACATAAGGGAGAACACAGATGAAAGTCAACTACAAATTTCGAACCAAACCATATAAGCATCAAATCACTGCTTTAGAACGTTGTACGGGCAAAACAGCTTACGGGTTCTTTATGGAAATGGGTACAGGTAAATCAAAAGTGTTGTTGGATGATATTGCACGACTTTATACTGAGGATCAAATAGACTTTGCTATTATCATAGCTCCCAAGGGAGTGTTTCGAAATTGGGTTGAGATGGAAATTCCGATTCATTTTTGGGAAGACATACCAACGTATATGTCGAGTTGGCAGTCTCCTATGTCTTCGGGGAGAAAAGAAGAAATCAATCGCATGATTAAAGCAACTGGAAAAATGAAGATATTCGTAATGAACGTCGAAGCGTTCTCCTCAATCAAAGGTCGAGATGTCGGGGCGTTCTTTGGAAAGAAGTTCGGGAACAAGGGACTCATAGCTGTGGACGAATCAACAACGATTAAAAACCACAAAGCAAAACGCACTAAGACTCTTATTAAGATATCAAAACTGTTTAAGTACAAAAGAATCCTCACGGGGTCTCCAGTTACAAACACTCCTATGGATCTATACTCTCAATGTGAGTTCCTCGGAGAAAAGATGTTAGGGTTCTCTTCCTTCTATGCTTTTCAGGCTCGATACGCTATTTTAAATAGTGTTAAGATGGGTAAGATATCGTTTCAAAAGGTCATTGGATTTCGGTACATTGACGAGCTAACCAATAAGTTAGACGAGTTCAGCTATCGGGTTCTTAAAAAGGATTGCCTGGATCTACCGGCAAAGACCTTCACCGCTCGACGTATAGAGATGTCGAGGGACCAGGCAGATATGTATAAGAAAATACAAAAGCAAGCCATGATTATGTTTGATAACGGCGAACTGGTAACAGCACCAGCTGTCATAACTCAAATGCTTCGGCTGCAACAGATTCTTTCGGGGTTTTTAAAAACCGATGAGGGCGAACTCATAGAGTTTCCAACACAACGATTGGACGCACTCCTTGATATATGTGGAGAAACTTCGGGGAAGATAATTATCTGGTCCCGATTCCGATATGATATAATCAATATTACCAAACAATTAAACAAAACATTCGGGGAAAGAACAGCAGCGTCCTTCTTCGGAGATACAACAGATGACGAAAGACAAAAGGTCATTCGAGACTTCCAATCTCGGACATCGGACCTTCGGTTCTTCGTAGGGAATCCTGCAACAGCAGGTCGTGGCCTGACATTGACCGAGGCCAGTACAGTCGTATACTACACAAACGACTTTAATTTAGATACAAGATCTCAATCAGAAGATCGGTGTCATAGAATTGGTCAATTAAATCCAGTTACTTATGTTGATCTAATATGCGAGAAAACCATCGATGAAAAAATCGTTGAAGCTCTTCGGGGAAAGATTAACATAAGTGCTCAAGTCTTAGGAGAAAAAGCAAGAGAATGGCTAGAAATAAAAAAGACATAGCTCAGAGTCTTGATGTCTTAGTTGACTATAAAAAAGGTCTTCTAACAAATGAACAGGCTGTTAGAAAACTGCAAGAACTCACCGGATTAAGCATCGGCATTGCTCGGAGCTTTATTCGCACCATTAAAAAAAAGGAAATTAATAACGAGAATAACGTTATACCGTTTCCAATAAAAAAACATGAGGATTAACAATGACAAAACAAACTATAGCAGAAGAGTTTGCACTCAAGAAAATTGAACTACGACCTCGGTACGGCGGAAGCGTCAGTAACTCTAAAATTAACGTTGCGAAAAAAAGAAGAAGAGCGGAACAAACTAAACGGCTCAAAGATATAAACAAAAAACTTAGAAAGGAAAAAAAACATGATTGAGACAGCGTTGCTTTGCCTCTCTTTGAACATGTACTTTGAATCTCGGTCTGAGTCTATAGCTGGTCAACTCGCTGTAGCAGAGGTTACTCTTAACAGAGTATCCTCGCCACACTATCCAAATACGATTTGTGAGGTTGTACTTCAAGACAACAGTCAAGGGTGTCAGTTTTCATGGTGGTGCGATGGTCGGTCGGACTTACCAACAGAGCATCATGCTTTTCAAAAATCAAAAGCCTTGGCGAAACTTATGCTTAACGACGGGGAATATATATCTGTCGTCGGGGATCAAGTTATGCACTATCACAGTCAATCGGTATCGCCTTATTGGATCGGGGATTTTGTTGAATCAAAACAAATTGGAAAACATATTTTTTACGAAAAGAAAAAAAAGTCTCCCTTGTCACGGCCAGATAAAATTATTTGTGAACAAAACCCAAAGTACGTTTATGCAATGGATACATGTATACAATACGAAAAGGGGGTTTAAATGTATATGCTTTCCAAAAACATGGCAACTCGAAACGAAAGCGTCAAACGTTGGACGGTCTCCGATGTGGAGAACCATCCTTGGTTTGATTTTGTTCGTGAGAAATATGCCGAGGACTATAAAATTATTCCTCATTAAAATACTTAGCGTGTTCTCGTTCAATTATGATTTTTAGCTGCCGAGCTATTGTTCGTTGTTCAGCTTCGGCAATTTCTTTTATACGACCATGAGTATCAAGCATTAAAGCCACATTTCGAAACTCTTGTCGTGTTTCCTTACTCGCCATTATCATATCCTTGTATAAATTAACAATAAGACACCTTAACGTTTCAAGTAACAATCGTCCAATACTATTTTCTTGTTACTTGGCAATGTATAGAACCGAGTTCTTACAAGCCAGACCTCACATTCTTGTTTACTATCGAAAGTCTCCTCAAAGTAAACGGTGGGGCAAGATTTCTCTCCCCCCTCCAATATGCACATCAGTGCCATTGCTTTCCAAATCAATCTTTTACATCTTCTTCAACGTGTAAAAACTTTATGCTTGGGGTGTCCTTACGCAACGCATGGTATTCAAGCTGCACCTTGGCAGAATTAATCATTTTCCCTGCTAGGTTTGCCATCTCGCTTGCGTCCTTGGAGTTTAGTTCACCATTGGACAATCCTTCAAAAGCGATTGCAAGTTGGGTTCTTAGTTCTACTACATTTTTCATTTCTGGTTCTCCCTTTTTTAAACCGTTTGATTTTCATTAATTCTCTCTTAACCTCAATCAATCCTTGAGGTATGTCTTTATGAGTTAAACTGCTATCGACAGTTAAAAGACTTTTAACATAACTATCACTCAGATCTTCTTTACATTTATTCAACTTCTCCTTTAATGTTTCTTTGTAATATTTTTTAGACCACTTACTGTTTCTTTCTCTATTATCCTCTCTATATTTTTTTTGTTGAGCTAAGTGTTTTTCTCTGTTTTCTTTTCTCCATTTTTTCTTTCGCTCGCTTTCTTTTTCTTTATTATCTTTTCTCCATTTTCTCTCACGCTCTAATATTATTTCTCTGTTTTCTTCTCTATGTTTTCTCCTTTGCTCTGTTGCTTTTTCTTTGTATCGTGTTCTCCAACGCTCTGATATTATTTCTTTGTTTGCTTCGTACCATTCTCTTTGACTCTTTAAATATTTTTCTCTGTTTTCTTCTCTATATTTTCTCTGTCGCTCTGATATCCTTTCTCTGTTTTCTTGATGATATTTTTTATTATACTCCTTCTCTCTTATTGAACACTTACGTCCTTTATTGTTTTCCCGATACTCTTTATCACGCTTGGCTATACGCTCTTTGTTATCTTGGTAATATTTTTTCTGGTATTCTGATATCCTTTCTCTGTTTTCTTCTTTATATTCTTTCCTTATTATTGGACACGCATGAGGCATTACGTCTCCTCTCTTATAAACCGTTTGATTTTAATTAATTCTCTCTTTGCCTCAATCAATCCTTGAGGTATATCTTTATGAGTTAAATCAGTTCTGTCGATTAAAATACGTTTAACATAATAATCCGTCAAATTTTCTCTAGATTTCGTCTGTCGCTCTAATATTTTTTCTCTGTTTTTCTCTCTATATTTTTTATCTAACATTTTAATTTTTTCTTTGTTTGCTTCTCTATATTTTTTACCTCTCTCGCTTACTTTTTCTTTGTTTGCTTCTTTATATTTTTTGTGATACTCGTTATATTTTTCTTTGTTTTCTTCTTTATATTTTTTGTGATACTCGTTATATTTTTCTTTGTTTTTCTCCTTATATTTTTTCTTTCGCTCTTTAATTTTTTCTTTGTTTTCCTCCCTATATTTTTTATTTCGCTCCCTTATTTTTTCTTTGTTTGCTTCGTACAATTTTTTCTGTCGCTCTTTAATTTTTTCTTTATTTTCTTGATACCATTTTCTCTGTCGCTCCCTTATTTTTTCTTTATCCCTAAGTGGCATTACCTCTCAATCTCCTCTTTTATCGCCAGACCAATCTGCATGGAAATTTGTGGCACGATTGCATTTCCTAATCCTTTAAGTCTGTCCACCCTTCTGGGTATCCCATGAGCCACTCGACCCACGTCGGGTTCAACTGCCCAGAAGTCTTGTTCTGGTTGTCGGTGTGTTGAACGGCTACGTCCAGAGTGTCCATCGAAACTTTGCCGTTCCGAATTCTCCCCCCGATGTATCCCCCCTTGTGATCCCTCGTCGTCGGAGTCGGCCACATCGAAACTGCCGTCGCCAGTGCGTTCCCTTGATGTATCCCCCTCGGATTGTCTGGATTTTTCCCTGCTCCGTTCGTCGTCGCTGTCGGAGTCGGCCACATCTTCTCCACATGATGAACTGCGTCCTTCAACTTCACTCCCCACCGAACTCCGTCCTTGTTCGTGCGAGAAAACGATCCGTTGTTCATCTCCACGTTCTTCACTACTGCTCCCTCGGTGTCGCTCACTCTCGGAGTCGGCCACATCTTGACTGCCTTCGACAAACTTTCCTGATTTGCTGTATCCATGTTCTTGTAATCCGAGGAAAGTGGTGTCGGCCACAATGTCGGGTCTTGATGATATTCCACCGAAGCTGTCAGATTGTGTTGCATCGCTTTGCGAACTCCCTTGCGTTTCGTCAAGGTCTCCATTCCTTCCTCGCCCCCCACTCTCGGAGTCGGCCATAACTCTGGCGATAATCCAGAGTCGGTCTCTTCGATGGGGTGCGTCTTTGGCACAAGCTGGTACAATAAACGTCCTTGTGGAGTAGCCTTCACTTTCCAAGTCAGCGAGCACTTTGTCGAGACCCAAGGCAACGTGACCATAAACGTTTTCGAAAACGCACCAAGTGGGTCTTTTGCATGCAATAATTCTAAAGATGTACGGCCAGATGTGGCGGTCATCTTTCTCGCCTTTTTGCCGTCCCGCAACTGAGAACGGCTGACATGGATATCCTGCTGTGAGGATATCGTGGTCGGGAACAAGTCTCTCTGGGTCATTTGCTAACTCCTTTACATCGTTAGTTATTGGTACGTTTGGAAAATTCTTCGCTAGGATTTCACGACACCACTTCTCAGTGTCGCAAAACATTATTGTTTTGGACAACTCTGCCCATTGGAAACCGAGAGCAAAGCCCCCGATCCCCGAACACAAATCAACGTGTCTAAGCATTAATAAAACTCCTCCCCAACATCCACTCTAGAATTTCCACACTGGAGGCAGTAGTATTCGATACTTTCAACTTGTGTCCAACCTTGTGTTTTCTTGCTCCAAGATGCGTCTTGCTTTCTGTACACATCTTTTGAATTGCACTCATCGCATCGTGGGACTAGTTCTTTTATTTTAGGCATTTGAAATCCCCACATCTGCATCCAGATATCCACAAAACATGTCAGCTTCGTCACGATAAAACCATCGGATGTATGGCAAGTCTGGAAACTTCTCATGGATTTTTTCCAGAATTCCTGTCGGTGGTCCCCATGCCGTTTCGAATTTCAAATCAACGTATTCCTCGTCATCCTCATCTTCCCAGGGATCGTTAAAATCTTCCCAACTGTAGGAATTCCATTTTGTTCCCCAGTTTTCGGAACACCACGCATGATTCCACTCGCCACCGACCACAACTTTCTTTTTCTTGCCAGATAAGATATCAGTCACAGTTTCTATTCCCTTTGGATAAGGAAGTATTCTTTCAAAATCGAGGGGATTATCATCTCCATTATCCACCCACTTTCGAAACGCTTCCTTCTGTTCCAAATCCTTAAAGTTTATCGTAACCTCATTCGTACAATGATTCGGCATTATAATTCTCCCTTAAAATATTTTTTAAAAGCTCCAGCTATCGCCTTTTCTATATCTTCACTCGTCATCTTCGATCTCCATTTCTATAAAACCAGAGCCGTCGCAATCTTCGCAAGCGTCCAATCGTTGCTCTAGCCATCCACCATTTTCATAATCCACGACAGGAAAGTCATAGTAAACCTGACCTTCCCCATCGCAGCTTGAACATTGAACCTCGGTTATCATGAGGCTTCACGACCATACAAAAGATCGTTTAAGCCATTCAACATGTGCATCGCCATCTCTCTGGATATCTCGTCATTCACACGTTCATAAACATCAATGTTGCTGTCGCCATGCTCCTCAATCCACGCATCACGACCCATTGTCATGGCATCTTCTTCTATGCCGAATAACCAATTCTTAACTTTACCCATGTGAATACTCCTCTGCATACTGAATGGCTCGCTCTGCCGAAGCGAAACATAACTCCACTTCCTTATCTGTCATTTGAGATGCCAAATATTCTGCCATTTCTTTGCACTTTTTTACCTTCGCTTCGTCAGTCCCCGTTACGGCTAACGTCAACGCAAGTGTAAATGCTTCTGAAGTTGTTTTAATATCCATGTTGTTCTCCTACTCTGGATTCGTGCGTCATTGCACAAAAAGGGCGACCCCATAACCAAGGTCGCCTATTCACTGCTATGCCGTTTCTTCGTTTGCTTCTGCGTAGGTGTAATCGTAAATGTTGTCAGCAAAAACCAAAACCTCGTTTCCAACAAGCCCCTCTTTCCAAGACTCCAAAAGATCAGTGCCAAGAACATTCGATATATCGCCCTTGAACCATCGTCGCTTCTCGCCAACCTCAAATATCTGAACCCAAAACCTCTCTCCACCAACCTTGAATTCACACGCAACCTTCACGAAATCTCCAACGTTCAATGTCGCAATCTCCTCGGAACTCGGAACTTGAAACGTCTCTGGAAAATCCCTCGCCATCATTCTTGCATCAATAAAACGATTTATCATCATTGTACAAACCCCTCAACAATCGAAAAGTCATAGAGCCACTTCTCCAACTGACCCAAATCATCACTCTCAAAATCAGAGCGATCCAAGGTCAATTCATAAAGCGTGGGTCTCACATCCTCATTAATAACAATGTGTAAAACATCATCTGTTGTCTCTGGAAAATCCCTCGCCATCAGTGAAAGATCAACATTGTACGCATAAACATCGACCTCCCCATGATGAGGATGATCTAATGTCAAAACCTCTCTGGTTTTTTGAAATTGCTCAAAGGTCATCGGATCCTCGCAATCTTCATGTTATCGCAACTATAATCTGTCGTGCGATCGGCAAGCATCGATAAACACATGTCATCAATAACCTCATCAAACGTCGCCATCGAAGGATAAACAGATTTGCCATTTGTCCATTTGATCCACAAATGCCCACCATCCTCAATGTCTAGTGGGTCATATAAATTTGTATCGCCATACTGAGATTTTAAACTCTCACGAGTATGAACCTCGGTCAATGAACCACCGTCCCATTCACATAAGAACAATGGTCGATCATCTGTTGTTGTAATATTAACGCCCTTCATGAAAACATCTCCTTCGCTTGTTTCGTCGTAATAATAAACTGCTTGCTCGGATCATCAACAGATCGAACCATGTAAGGTTTGCTCCTCGCACGAGAACGAAATCCAGAAAGTGTAACCTTGATATTTCCACTAATCGTGGAAACCTTGTTCACATCTAACTCATGAAGACGAGCCATCTGCTCCAAATCTCGCTCCTCTTTCGACACTCCACCCTCATTACTAATAGTGACCTTGAACGTTGCACTGTGTTCATCATAAGAACAATTCCCTACGACAAAGTTTAAATCTGCAAGAGAATGGAAACAGCTTACGTCGTTCAACGCTTCTTGCATCTTCTCCCGAATAACTTGCAATGTTGATTTATTAAAATCCATTACGCTTCTCCCATGTAAAGTGTTAGTGCCTCGTCAAAAGACAGATCATTAAAAATAATTGCTTTGGGATAATGCTTCTTGATATCATCCGAAGCAAGAAAACCTTTCCACGAATGTAAGGAATCACCGTCCTTGATCATCGACCCCTTTTTTAAACGACGCTTCAAATCCTTCGATGCCAAAAACTTTGTAACTTGCTCACCGCACCACGACTCTAGGTCATGGGAAAGACCACCTTTAATATACTCACAAGGGACGTTTGGAAGTGTTTTGAAATACGCAAGGATTTCTCGTTCAATCGTAGGGGAAACACCCTCTTCAGCGTGGAAGTAATCACAACCACCACGACCGTCATTTGAAACAATAGCAATCTTCTTGCCATCAATATATAAATGACCTCTATAACAATTGGTCTCCTCGGAAGCAAAGTCGCTGTATTTAATATTCTTTAGTTCTAAGTTCATTTTCGTTCTCCAATTAAAATGCTTATCCGACTAGTTTAGGCTACATTTAACGAAAGATCAAGCCTTTTGTCTCAGAATATTTTTTATACACCGATTTGTCCCACGAGTTGCACTATAGGAGGTGTAGAAAGAAATGATTTTTTTATTTTTTTTACTTAATTATAGTGGGACAAGTGTTACAAACGGGACAAGTGTCTATTACAGCGTTATATAGTTGAAAAAAGTTTGTCCCAATTATCTTCTCTTTTGTCCCGTTTGTAACACTTCTACGACCGATCAGTCGTGTTTTACGTTTTTGATAAATTTCTTTTTGTATTTCTTTTCAGAAGACTGTATATAAAACTCATGGTTACTCGCACTGCAAATACCATCGCAAGGGATGTCGAAGAAAATCAAGATCGCAAGCTGACTAATCGTCAGCGTGAGTTCGCACGACATTATGTCGAGGGAATATATTCCAATGCCGAGTGTGCCAGAAAAGCTGGTTATTCTCCAAAAGTGGCTCGTATCTCAGCAAGCACATTGTTAAATGGAAAGTCGTATCCTCACGTTGTTGAGTATATTACCGAACTGCGGCAGGAACGTGAACGTCGTTATGGAGTCTCAGTTATTGGACAACTTAAACGTTTGCAGGAATTATCCGAAGGAGCAGAAGATGCTGGACAATTCTCCAGTGCTATAAATGCGGAGAAAATCCGCAGTGCCTTGGGGGGACTCACTGTGGATCGAAGGGAAAACATTCATTCTCTTGATGATCTGTCTAGAGAGGACATAACCGCTCGGCTTGTTCAATTAAGAAAACAATATCCTCAAGCGTTTATCGAAGGGGAGTTTACAGAGGTAAAAAATGGGAACACCAGAGGGAAACTTTTGGAACACAGTACGCAAGAACCTCCCACCTAATTCATTCTCAACTCGTATAGAAAACCGTCATGGGGGTGGAGTTCCCGATGTTCATATTATATGGGATGGTTTGGCTTTTTGGTTGGAACTTAAAGTAACAAAAAATAACAAGGTTTCGTTGTCTCCTCACCAGATTGCGTGGAATACTTCGTACTCTCACAAGGGGGGAGTAAATTTTATCTTGGTAAAGGGGGTCGGGGAGCGTGGTCTATTTTTATTTGACGGTGGCTCGGCTGGTCCCTTATCCGAGGTCGGGCTTGACCTTGAACCATTGGTTCGGGCTTCGGGCTTCGGGGATATTTTTCGGGTGATTCGGGGTTCGGGGTAATCGGGACAAGTACTATTACAATTATGAAAGGACTGTTAGTACTTGCCCCCTTGATAGAATTGGAGAACTAACAAGTCCGATAATCTTACACCCGACTGCTGCCGGATGCAAGGTTCTTGATTATTTAGTCTTAAGATAACAATCTCTTGGATCTAAATTCATTCCAATGTTATCTCTGTGAAAGATACCTATTGTGTAACCGTTATGTATAAACGTTGTTCGGTATTCACTATTGCCACTAGGAAACGTATCTTTGTAACACTCGTAACCGTCATTTTTCCAACGCACTTCTAGACCATCATCCATAGCTTTAATCAGTTCTTGTCTAGTCATCTGTTATCCTCCAGGTTCCAAGATTTCTTGATCCAATTGTTAAGGGTTTGATAGTTCTTTAAACCTAACAGCTTCGAGGCCTGAACCTTGTTGTTGTTGGTTGCTTTGAGTGCTTCCCTAATCCGAGTTCGAACTAGGGTTGCGATTTCTTTTTTCAAAGGGATCATTTGTTTAAATCTCTTAGGATAATTTCGCCTGTATCAATTGCTTTTTTGATCTGGCCTGTATTCATACCAAGCCATTTATTGCGATACTTCGACGTAGTAACTGAATAATCCCATCTATCAAAATCCAAATAGGTTTGGCAATCGTCGCCAGAAGTGTCCTTCATGGCGATAATTGTTTGATAACTTTGGAAGTAGGATTTGTTTCCGTCCATTATTGAGAATTGATTTGGAACTTTATTCCCTCTGTTAGATGTCATATTTGATACGTTCATTTGTAAACCTCCATATATTCAGTTACGCATTTTGCGGCCTTTTGACAAATAGCCACTTCTTTTTCTGTCATTTTAGATGCAATCATTTCAGCATATTTGATGCATTCTTTCGCCTTAATTTCGGTAGGTGCTGTTAAAGCTAGCGTTAAAGCTAGCGTTAAAGCATCCGAATTTGTTTTAAGATCCTCCATATGTGTCCACATTAAAGAACCTCCAACATTTTATGAATTGCTGTTTTGTACTCTTTTGAACCTTGCACATAATTTACAAATTCTTGAGCACCTTTAAGCGTGTCAAACTCTTGAATACAGCCGTCGTCTTCGACATGATAAACGGGTGCGTAACCCTCATTTTTGATTTCTTCGATAACCATTTTTAAAATTCCTCCATAAAGATTTTTTCTACTTTTGCATCGTCCCTTGCTTGCAATGCGTTTCTCAAATCGTCGTTTTCCAAAGCAACGTCTGGATCGACTGTGTTTCTATTACATAACCATAAAAATTGATTTTGTGTCATTGTTTTCAGTCCTTTCAATTACATTAACAATAACTTTAGTATAAAGATTTTTATACATTAAACAAGCCCTTTATATAAATATTTTTATATTCGGTCGGGTTGCTGCTGGTCGGATTTTTGCACCAATGGTTATCAGTTCGGGCTTCGGGCTTCGGGGTTCGGGGATTTATAGTTCGGGATCGGGCTTCCCTTTTACTGGTACTAACAAGAACTATTAATAATATATAAATGGTTTGATTAGCCCCAGGTTTTTGCCTGAAAAGAAAAAGGCCTCCGAAGAGGCTTTGATCGTTACTTTGCTAACTTATACTTGAGTTTGTAAAGATAAGAACTGTAGGTTAAGCAAATCTCATTTTCGAAAAGACCTTGTTCTGCGTTTCGATCTTTATTCCTATTGTTTAATTCTTCTTGAAACCTCTTTATCTCTTGAGATATTTGAACGTCGGTTATCTTAGAAAGTTCTTTATTAGTTATATTGCTTCCCATATGTAAGCTCCCCATAATAAAGCGAATGGAAGAGCCACTACAATAGTGGCTCCTATTAAGTCTTGAATGAATTCTTTCATGAAGCTTGACCGAAAACAAACTCCAAAGGAACTTCTTTGATCTCTTCGATAGTGATTAAAGAATACTCGATCTCTTGAAGCTCTTGTCGCTCTTCCTCTGATATAGAAGTTTGAGAATGGTCAACAGCCCATTGAACTCGACGCTCAACCTCTTCAGTTAAATAGTCTTCAACCTCGTAAAAGAGGTCAAAGTATTTTATTGTAGGGTTTGGATCCAACGTATCGATCGCATACGTTACTTTTAATTTATGATCAAACATATTGTAGTCCTCCATTTAGAGCGAAATTGCTCTGGATGGAGGCTTGTTGCCAAGCCTCGCACCAGAACATTCTCAGTCTTTAAAAGCGAAAGTATTTGAAGTCCGAGTGTATGCTTCTTTCGCAGAGATATTCTGCGTAGTAACAATGTAGTGTGCTTTATTTAGTCTAAGTGCATTGTCTTTTACGTTCTTGATCTGGTTCTTAATAGCTTTCTCAAAACCTTTTAGAGTTTCAAGGTCCGACATCATCTGAGCTTTTTGATTACTGTTAAATAATGCGATGTTATAAACGTCTAGGCTAGTTGCTTTTTTCATAGTGTGTCCTTTCAAGACTTAGTTAATATCTACGATATTAATATTTTTACTTGTGATAGTCAACAAGTAACCGAGCGATATATAAATATTCTTATAGTCTTGTGGCAAATAACACACACATGTAATTTAATGCTTGACAGTGACAATAATGCAACGTTTACTTGTGACCTTATAACAGCCCATCACAAGCTTCTAAGCGCCACACACAAGGGGTTACTTGGGGCAGTCGGTCGGGTACACGGAAAACCGTGACCCCCCTCACCCCCTAAATTTGGGGCCGTCCGGCACTTCCCACCCTCCCGCCCAAGATGAATAGTTTCAATGGGCGATATTTTCATTTGGTGGAGAATTCTCGTTTGGCCGCCCTTTGGAGTCTCTAGCCCCTAAATTTATTTCAAATCTATTTTCATTTGGGCCTGTCAAATTATTTCAAATCTATTTTCATTTGCCTCTTATATTTTTTTGGGTTAGGATGCTGTCAACATAATATTGGAGGTTCGATGTCCTATTCCCCAAAAGTTGCGAAGTACTTGGTTGAGAAGTATGGTTTTGTAGCCCAGCCTGACGGCACGGTTGTTTCTCCAAATGGTTACACGGAAAACGAAGCGGGTCAAACGGTCAAGTACACGGCTCCAACGGCTCCTACAACTCCAACGGCTCCTGTTGTTGTTGCTGCTGATCCTATAACTGCGGGTATAGATCCTGTAAGCACGGTTCCTGTTGCTCCTCCGCAACAAGAGACGGTTTCTCCTCCTCCTGTTTTTTCTGGTGGGTCGCCTAAAGCCACGGTAAATCCTTCTACTCCTTCTACTCCTTCATCTGTAGATTCAATTGTAGAGATGCTAGAATCTATGACGACTAAGGTGGGAAAGACGAAGGAAACAAGAGATCAGACGGATAACTCCAGTTATGAGTATAACTATGGGGACGGAACGACATTTACAAAAAATGGAAACAGCTACGGGATTACTCTTGCGGACGGGACAAAGGTTAGTGCCTCGAAAGATTTAGGGCTTGAGTACGGTCAGGATTTTGGAAAGGGTGTTAGGGCTGGGACAAGCATTAACTCTTTAACGAAGGCTTTACAAAACAAAAAGATAGAAGAACTGGGCGAAGATAATCCGGGTGTTATTGCTTTCAGGGCAAAACAAGAGGAGGCTGCACGGTTACAAAAGATTGCGGACGATAGATCTGATGATCGACAAGCGGTGTTTCAACAGGAAAACCTCAACCGTTATGAGGCCAACAATAAGAAACAGCAAGGCGATGGTTTTTTAACTGATCTGGCTGGTGCTGGTGGATCTTTGATGGATCTTGGAGGTAATATTCTTGGTGGTCTTGGTACGTTGGTTGATAAGGGCAAGGAATTTTTTGGAGGAACGCCTTCTCCAGAAGCGCCAGAAACTGGATATACTCCTCCTTCTTATTTGACCGGACCGCAACCTATATTTGGCGGTGCTGTACTTCCTGGTCAAGGCGGTGGTCCTTTAGATCTAACTGGTTTTGAGCAAAGGTTTGATACAGGCGGTGGTTCTTCTAGCGACGATGTTTACCAAGATGCTATTTTGCGTGGTGGCACGGGAGCCTCTGGCCCTGCACAGGGAACCGATGACAGTGGTTTCACGAGCGGAGTTTTACCGTCTTCGGTGCTGGGCGAGGTTGTTAGTGCAGATCTTGGAGACAACCCATTCAGTCCGAATTACGGTTTTGGAGCAGGAAAGTTTCTTCAAGAGAATGACTCAGAGTGGTTTGAGGATTGGAATCGTCGTCGTATGACTGCGGTATACGCAGGCGGTGGTCTTGATGGCGATGCGAATCTCCAGTTTATGGATGAGCTTCAAGGTCGATTTGACACGTTCTTAACGGGGGAACGAGGGGGTCGTGGACCAACGGTCACTGTTGGCGGTGAAACTCCTTCGGGTTCGTATGATGATTTGGACGGAGGGTTATCTAGTCTTAATTTGAATGAAGTGAAGACACCGGGTTCGTATGATGATTTGGATGGTATGCTCACGACTCTCGGACAGCCTGGACAATTAGGTGGTGGATCGACTTACGATGATTTAGGTGGCATGTTGCCCACGTTAGGACAGCCTGGTTACACGGGCGGTGGATCGACTTACGATGATTTAGGCGGTGGCGGCGGTCAAGGTGGAGATCAATCAGGAGGAGATGACAGTGGTGGAGAAGTAGTTGTTCCTGATCCAGTAGACATAGAAGTAGTAGCTCCAGAAGTAGTAGCTCCAGAAGTAGTTGTTCCTGAAGTAGTAGCTCCAGAAGTAGTTGTTCCTGATCCAGTAGACCCAGATCCTGTGGATCCCGACCCTGTTGTTTCTGATCCAGATGATCCTTTTGCTTACGATCCGATTGCACCGTTTGTCCCTTCGAACATTGCTGTTCCTTCGTTTCTACAGCCAGGTTTGGTTCCTTATTTGGGCAATCAGTATGCGTCTCCGAATATGGATTTCCTTCGAGCGAATCAGGTTAATCCGTTTGCCGATCCTTATGCGAATATCTTTGTAGCGAGAAACGGTGGGATAGTTTCACTTAGATGAACCTAGATAGTGTACCTGAAGAAGCCCTACGGGAGATATTGTCTTTAAAACAGGCACAAGTTAAGCTCTCCATACGAGAAGAAGCCAAAGATAAGTTCATGCCGTTTGTTCATCATGTGTATGACGGCTTTATTGAGGGCCGACATCATAGGGTTATAGCTGAAAAGCTTGAATTAATCGCCCAAGGCAAGTTAAAGCGGTTGATTGTGAACATGCCGCCCCGTCATTCCAAGTCTGAGTTTGCATCATATCTTATGCCGGCGTGGTTTTTGGGTCGAAATCCTAAATTAAAGATCATACAGGCCACACACAACACGGAATTGGCTGTTCGGTTTGGTCGTAAGGTGCGAGATTTGCTCGAAGACCCTGCATATAAGGATATTTTCCCTCATTCAGAGTTAAAATCGGACAGTAAAGCGGCAGGACGTTGGGAAACCGCCGCTGGAGGCGAGTATTTCGCTGCAGGTGTGGGTGCGGCGGTCACGGGTCGTGGTGCGGATTTGTTTATTATTGATGATCCGCACTCGGAACAAGATGCTTTAAGCGAAACAGCGTTTGATAACGCATTTGAATGGTACACATCTGGTCCTCGACAGCGTTTGCAGCCTGGAGGGGCTATTATTGTTGTTATGACCCGCTGGGGAATGAAAGATTTAACAGGTCGGTTGATAAAATCGCAAGGATCTGATGTGTTATCTGATAAGTGGGAAGTTGTGGAATTTCCGGCTATTATGCCGTCAAATGACCCATTATGGCCTGAATTCTGGGGGAAAGATGACCTTTTAGCGGTCAAAGCGTCCCTTCCAGTGGGCAAATGGAACGCCCAATGGCAGCAGCAACCCACCGCTGCGGAGGGTGCAATTGTTAAAAAAGAGTGGTGGAATGTGTGGGAAAAGGAGAAAATACCTCCTGTGAAGTACATTATACAGAGTTACGACACGGCGTTCAGCAAAAAGGAAACGGCGGACTACAGTGCGATAACAACGTGGGGTGTGTTTAATCCAGAGGACGGTGGCCCTGATCATATTATACTTATGGACGCTCGGCGTGGGCGTTGGAACTTCCCTGAACTTAAAGAAGCGGCAGGAGAAGAGTATGAGTATTGGGAGCCTGACATGGTGATTGTGGAGGCGAAAGCGTCTGGAATGCCTTTAACGGATGAAATGCGAAGAGCAGGAATTCCAGTTATGAACTATACACCAGGCAAAGGTCGTGATAAGGTGACGCGAATGCACACGGTTGCACCTCTGTTTGAAGCTGGCATGGTGTGGGCTCCTGAGAAGAGTTTCGCCGAGGAAGTTGTGGAGGAATGCGCTGCGTTCCCTAATGGAGACCATGATGATTTTGTAGACAGCATGACTATGGCTCTGATAAGGTTTCGACAAGGCGGTTTTATTACGCTAGAAGGAGAAGACGACATGACCGAGAGTTGGTATCCAAAAGAAAAGGAGTATTACTGATGTCTTACAAGTATGAGGACATAGATAACACGGTTGATGCTTGGACCAGAGGTAAATTAACTAATTCTCAGTTTAGAAAAGAAGTCATGTCTCTTGGTGGAAAAGTCGTTAATAATAGACTTGGACCTAGCGATAACGCAAGCACAATTCTTATTGATTTACCTGATGGAACATCTCAATATGGATGGAAAGACGGTGGTACGGTTAGTGCTGCTAAATTCAAAGGAACATTCTAATGGCACTTCCCCCTAGACCCCCCACATCTTTAATTGATTCTGGCCTTATGCAAGGTGGAGCAATGGAAGACCTTCCCTCTGTAGATGTAGATATACCTCAAGTTGAAGACTTTGCAGGGGGTGCAGAAGTTATAGAAGACGGCATGGGCGGTGCGATTGTTCAAGCTCTCGAAGGTATGCTTGATGGTGAAGATACTGAAGTTGTGACGGAAGAGTACGACCATGATGCGAACTTGGCCGAAGTTTTGCCAGAGGGTATTTTGGGCGAGATTTCTTCTGACTTGAGAGAGAAGTATGAGGACGATTTAGAATCAAGTTCCCAGTGGCGAGAAGCGTACACCAAGGGTTTGGATTTGCTTGGTATAAACTATCAAGAACGAACACAGCCGTTTCAAGGAGCTTCTGGCGTTACGCATCCTTTGATATCGGAATCGGTTACACAGTTTCAGGCACAGGCGTATAAGGAGTTACTTCCTTCTGGTGGACCTGTTCGAACGCAGGTTATGGGTGCTCAGACTCCTGAACGTGAGGCCCAGGCAATCCGTGTAAAGAACTTTATGAATTACCAGATTACGGAAATTATGGAAGAGTTTGATCCTGACATGGATCAGATGCTGTTTTATCTACCTTTGTCTGGATCCACGTTTAAGAAGGTTTACTTCGATGGACCGCGAGACAGGGCTGTTTCGAAGTTTATTGGTGCGGAAGATTTAATTATACCGTACACAGCGACGGACCTAACAACGGCTCCTCGTGTTACGCATGTTTTACGAATGGATGAAAACGAGCTTCGCAAGATGCAGGTTGCACAGGTTTTTCGTGATGTGGAACTCCGCACAAGTGATTTGGAAGACGATCCAGTAAAAGATAAAATAGATAAGATTGAGGGTGTTTCAAAGAGTTATTCGGATGATGTGTATAGTGTTTTGGAAATGCACGTTAATCTTGATGTTGAGGGTTTTGAGGACATGGATCAAGAGGGAGAGCCAACAGGTATTAAGCTTCCTTATATTGTGACCTTGGACCACGGATCTGGAGACATTCTTGCCATTCGCAGAAACTATGATGCTGACGATCCCTTTAAGCGTAAGAGACAGTACTTTGTTCATTATAAGTTTCTCCCAGGACTAGGCTTTTATGGTTTTGGTTTGATTCATATGATTGGTGGGTTAGGACGAGCGGCAACGAGTATTTTACGTCAGTTAATTGATGCTGGTACGTTGGCGAACTTACCGTCTGGCTTTAAGGCTCGTGGTATTCGTATTCGTAATGCGGATGAGCCTTTGTCTCCTGGCGAGTTTAGAGACATTGATGCTCCTGGTGGAGACATAAGAGGGTCTATTATTCCGCTTCCGTTTAAAGAACCATCCGCAACGCTTGCTCAATTGCTTGGTTCCTTGATTGAAGGAGGTCGTCGTTTTATATCTATTGCGGATCAACAGATGAGCAATATGAGTCAAGATATGCCTGTTGGTACAACTGTTGCGCTTTTGGAGCGTGGCATGAAGGTTATGTCGGCTATTCACAAGAGGCTTCATTACGCCCAAAAAACAGAGTTTCGATTACTAGCAAGGATTTTTGCGGAGAACTTACCGCCATCGTATCCTTATGAAGTTGCTGGTGCGCCATCGGAGGTTAAGGCCGAAGATTTTGATTCTAGGGTAGATATCCTCCCTGTCTCTGATCCTAATATCTTTTCTATGGCCCAAAGAGTAACCTTGGCTCAGACGCAGTTGCAGTTGGCGCAGTCCAATCCTCAACTACACAATCTGCAAGCCGCGTATCGGCGCATGTATCAGGCTTTAGAGGTCCAGAACATTGATGAGATTCTCCCGAATCCTCCGCAACCAGAGCCTATGGCTCCAAGTATAGAAAACGCCCGTGCATTAATGGGCGAGATTCTTCAATCTTTTCCACAACAGGATCATGATGCTCACATCGCCACTCATGTCGCGTTTATGCAACTCCCGATTGTGCAGACATCTCCTCCTGTGGTGGGAACTTTTTTCGCTCACTTGCTGGAGCATATTTCATTGAAATCCCGTAATATGGCAGATCAAGAAATGCAACAGATGCAAGCTGAAGCACAACAGGCGATGATGATGGCACAGGCAGGAGCAATGGATCCTATGTTGGCGCAACAACAGATGCAGCAAGCACAACAGGTTAATCCAGATCAAGTAGAATCTCGTATTGCTCAGATAGAAGCACAGCTTGTACAGGAACTTACGACAATGATTGGACCACCGCCAGGTCAGCAGCAGGATCCACTTGTTGCAATTCGACAACAGGAGCTTCAGATTAAAGCGGAAGAGTCCGATAGACGAGCGATGACGGATCAAATGAAACTTACTTTGGACCAAGAGAAACTTAGTCAACAGGCTATGACCGATGCAGCAAAGTTAGAGTTGCAGGAGCAAATTGCTGATGACCGTGCGGATGTAAACCGTGAGCGTATTGACGTTCAAAGACAGAGCTCCCTAAGAAGAAAGTAAGCAGATGGACCCGATAAGCCTTGCTCTTCTTTCATTTTCTGCCTTAAAGAAAGGAATTTCTTTAGGTAAAGATCTTTCGTCGATGGGGAAGGATTTGAATAAAGTCTTTTCATTTATAGATGGCGCGAAAGAAGCAAAGAAGTCTGGCAATAAAAATGACCCTCTATCGCAATACATTGCTTACGAAAAAGCTATGGACATGGAGAAAGACCTTGAGCGAATCATTTGGGAAACCCGTGGTTCCAAAGGTGTGGCAATGTTTAAAAAAATGAGGGCGCAATCTGTTGAAAGAGATAGGGATTCTCGTTACGCAGCAATAGCACGAAAAAATAAAATATTAGATATCCTCTCAATTTTCTTAGGTGTGAGTATCACGCTTGGTGGTGGCGGACTCTTGATTTGGGCTGCCTTTGAATTTAAGCCGTAGTCAATTGATTATTTTTACAATTGTGTTATTATTGCTAGCTTACAGAAACACCATAATGTTTGAGCCGAGTTGGATGATAGTGAAATGAAAAAATTAAGCAAAGACAACCCGCTCAACGCCGCCGATTTGGATGGCGATGGTATAGTCACGAAGGAAGAGTTGGATACTCACGAGCGGTTTATAAAGATTGACAATGCAAATCGAAAAGAGGATCAGTCCCGATTTATGATCTTGTTTAGTTTATTTAGTGTAACAACATTTATAGCAATCATGTTGACTCCTTTGATTTCTGTAGACAGAATTACGGTATTGCAGCCCATTGGGTCAACATGGGTAATTGCTAACATGGGTATTATCGCTACCTTTTTAGGGGCCAACGCCTACACAAAAATAAAAGAAAGTTCTTATGAAAAACAAGCAGGGAGTACCTAATGGCAGATAAGAAAATTAAAAAAGTTATAAAGGGTTTAAACAAAGCGTCTAAGCTCCATGCAGGGCAAGCAAAAACATTGAAGTCAATGTTAAAAACTAAGAAAGTAAAAAGTAAATAACCTTTTAGAGAGATAAGTATGCAGATAAAACTTATACAAAGAAACTTCCCAAATATTGGAGTAGTGGAAGGAAAACTACCAGAAGATATAATTAAGAATATTTGGAAATTAATTAAAGAAGCAAAGAAAAAACCAGAAGATATGAAAAGTGAATTAGCAGGAAATATTAGTTCATCTATTCGGTTGGACGGAAGTTCTCCGCTTCTTGCAGATTTTATGAAAGATATTTTGCCTAGCTTTATTGATAGTCATATTAAATCATATGGTGCTCCTTGGAGAACCACAATAAAAGAAGGTGAAGGATTTAACTTAGAAAGCTTATGGGTAAACTTTCAAAAGAAGCATGAGTTCAACCCACCTCACGATCACAGCGGTATCTATAGTTTTGTTATATGGATGCAAATACCTACGTCCTATGCAGAGCAAAAGAAACTTCCGATATGTGCTGAATCAAATGCCAGTGGCGCTATATCTAACTTTGCATTCCACTACACAAATTCATTGGGTCGGGTATCTCAGTTTATTTATAACATGGAAAAAGAAGCTGAAGGTTACATGGTTATGTTCCCATCGGAAATGAAACATGAAGTTTTTCCGTTTTATGAGAGTAAAGGTGAGCGTGTATCCATATCAGGGAATGTCGATATAGGAGTAGCAGAATGAGCTTAATAACTAGTCTTATAGGTCCAGTAACATCTATCTTAGATAAAGTAATTCAAGATAAAGATCAAAAGGCACAGCTTGCTCATGAGATAGCCACGATGTCCGATACTCACGCGCAGCAGGTGTTACTCTCTCAGTTGGAAATCAACAAAGCCGAAGCAGCTTCTGGAAGTTTGTTTAAGGGTGGGTGGAGACCTTTTGTCGGTTGGGTGTGCGGAATTGCTTTTGCATATCATTTTGTTTTACAACCGTTGTTAATTTTTGTACTAATTGTATTTAATGTAAATATTCCTGATTTACCTAAGTTTGATATGTCTACACTTCTCACGACTTTGGGAGGATTACTTGGAATTGGTGGCCTTAGAACATACGAGAAAAAATCTGGACTAACTAAATAGGAGTTGAAATGGACTATAAATATGTGATGGAGATGTTGGAAAAAGCTAGATCCGAAGGAGATACGGACAAAGTTCAAGAATTAGAGTCTATACTTTCTACAATGGAGCCATTAGATTCTGATGACATTCAAAACTTTACAGTGGGTGGAGATGTGTTTCCAGATCTTACCGGAGATGGTATGGTTACGAAGAAAGATATCCTAAGAGGCCGTGGAGTAAAAGGTTTCAGTAGAGGCGGCGGTATAGCTGTTTCTGGTACGAAGTACAGAGGCACTCATTAATGCTTGAGAAAAAAAACAAAGTAATACTATAATGGATGTTGTAGACTTTGCAAAACAT